GTTGAAATATCTGGAATCGCGATGTGAAATATCGGTGTGGAATTATTGCTCACGTTCGACGTATCTATTTAGCGAAAATTTCCTGAACATGATTGATTCAATCGACGTCAAAATGTTACAAGACACCAAGACGGAATCATTCATTCCATTCAAGAACGGCGTGGTCACAATCACGAAGAAGGATGTCACGTTGAAAAGTTACATTGACGTGAACGGTTACATTTGGGAAAATCAAATTTTGAACCGGGACTTTGTTCAACTGGACGATCACAAAAACGACTTTCAAGATTTTATTTCGAAGGTATCGAATAAAGATACAACCAGAACACAAGCGCTTGAATCAACACTTGGTTATTTGTTACACACTTATAAAGACAAGACCGAACAAAAGGCAATCATTTTCAATGACCAAGAAATCGACGACAACGCGAATGGTGGTTCAGGAAAATCATTGATGTTGACGGCAATCGGTTACTTCAGGAACATTGTCACCGTGGACGGAAAGCAATTCAATTCAATGAAGAATGACTTTGTTTACCAGCGCGTGAACCTTGACACGCAAATTCTTGCGTTCGACGACGTGAAAAAGAACTTTGACTTCGAACAATTGTTTTCGGTGGTGTCACAAGGAATCACAGTGAACCGAAAAAACAAGGACGAAATTTACATACCATTTGAAAGGTCACCGAAGATTGTAATCACAACGAACTATGTTATTGCTGGCGCTGGTTCAAGTCACGACCGAAGACGTCACGAACTTGAATTTTACCAGTATTTCAACGCGCAACATTCGCCATTGAAAGAATACGGTCGTTTATTGTTTGATTCATGGTCACAAGATGACTGGTCAAAATTTGACAACTACATGATTGCGAACGTTCAAAAATACCTGAACGAAGGACTGACCGCAACGACATCAATCAACGCGGACACGAAGCGATTCATTCAAGCAACATGCAAGGACTTCTTCGAATTCGTTCGTGAAGGCAATCTTGAACTTGACATTTATCACTACAATCAAACGAAGCTTCAGGAATTCCAAAATGAAACAAATTCATTCCGGGACTTGTCAACGCAAAAGTTCAAGAAATGGGTGAAGGAATATGCAAATCACAAGGGGTACAAATACACCGAAGGTCACAATCATTCAGGTCGTTATTTTATCTTGACTGAAGGTTCACCAGCGAATGAATTCACACCGAAAAACGATTGTCCATTTTAATTTTATATCTTATGAATTATTTACTTATGTTGGCTATTATTCTCACCATTTTTATCTGGTGGGTTGCAATTTATTTATTTGGCTGGTGGGGTGCGCTTGGGTGTCTTGTCATCGGAATTTGTGGAACGTTGTGGATTGAAATCAAAGGACTGGAATGAATCAATACAAAATTTATCGTGTCATTAAATTGATTCAATTGCTTCAAGTCAAACCACGAACCGTGAACGGAATGTCAAGATATTTGAACATAAGTGAAAGAAGCGTTTATCGTTATTTGAAAATGTTTGAAAAGCTTGACTATAAATTGAAGCGTGACGATTATTACAAATACTACATTGAAAATGAAGAAGGAAAATAAAGAACGACTTGACGCGCTGAAGCTCGCGAATGACATCGAAAGACATCCGTCTTTTCCGAAAGATTATTTCGTCAAGAAAAAATGGGACGACAAGACCGCAAACGGATTGACCAAGGCAATCACATCGTTCATCCAGTTTAACGGATTCCAAGCTGAACGAATCAACACAATGGGTGTCGCAAGGGAAAACAAACGAACCGACGGGAAAGTCATCGGTGTGACGTGGACGAAATCAACAACCACGAAAGGTTCAGCGGACATTTCCGCAACGATTCGCGGACGTTCAGTCAAGATTGAAGTCAAGGTCGGAAAAGACCGACAAAGCGATGCACAAAAAAGATACCAAGAATCAATCGAACGCGCTGGTGGTGTGTACATGATTGCGCGTGATTTCGACACGTTCGTGGAATGGTTCGATGAATTCGTGAAGCAATGATTGAATTCGACATCACACAAGAACAACGTGATCGAGCGAATAAACTTTATTCGTTCAATGTCCTGAACAATTCAATTCGTCAAGGTGAAGGAAATGTAATTGGCGCGCTTGGTGAAATTGTGGTCTTTGACCATTACACCGCAATCGGTCGACACGTTGTTCATGCACAAGATTTCAACTTTGATTTGTTGATTGAAGGATTCAAGATTGAAGTCAAGACACAAGAACAAAGGTCGATTCCTTTACCAGTTTACACTTGTCATGTTCCTGACTACAATTCAACGCAAGAATGTGAATTTTATTGCTTTGTTTTCATTCATCCAGACATGACAAAAGGTTGGTTGGCTGGTTATATTTCAAGAAGTCAATTTAATCAAATCAAAAAACTGAAGAAAAAAGGTGAAATCGGATTCAGTAAACCGTTCAAATGTGACACTTGGATTGTTTATGTAAAAAATTTAACACTCTAATGTTTCACGAATGAAAATTATTTTTATCTTTGGTGAAATTTAATACTTATAATTATGGCGACAACAAGAAAAACGACCGAAACGGTCACACCTGAAGCACCGAAAGGATTGTTTCACAAGCTTCATTCAGCGAAGCAACACATCGGAAAGGTAGCGAAGAACGCAACGAATCCACATTTTAAGAAAACTTACGCGGACATTAACGCGTTGCTTGAAACGGTTGAACCGATATTGCTTGAAAACGGCTTGATTCTTTTACAACCAGTCAAAGCGAATCTTGTCTTCACACAAATCATTGACATCGATTCAGGTGAATCAATTGAATCATGCATGGAAATTCCAGCTACAATTGTTGATCCACAAAAAACACTGGCGTGCATAACCTACTTTCGTCGTGGAACGCTTCAATCGCTGTTGTCGCTTCAGTCAATCGACGACGACGGCAACGAAGCTTCAGGGAAAGGAACAATCACAACGTTCACGAATTCGAAGAATGAAAAACCAACCATTGACGAAGAACGATTCAAAAACGCTTTGAAGGCGATTTCCGAAGGCAAGTTCACGGTTGATAAATTAAAAGCGACTTATTCGTTGACACCTGAACAAATCAATCAATTGAAATGAAAGAAATGACCGCGGAACAACGCGCAAAGTATTTGTTTGAATTGTTTGATTTCATCGAATACGATTCGAAGGTGAAGACATTCATGGCAAGGAAATCATGCGCGTTGATTCTGGTTCAAGAATTAATGAAGGACGTTGACATCAAATCGCGTGACTTCATTTATTGGTCGAATGTTAAACTAAATTTACTTGAATTATGAAATTGCGCGCACATAAAATTGGTGAACTAATGACAAATGACCGTTCAGGAAAGAATGTCGGTCAAACCGCAATCAACTTCGTAAAACAAATGGCGAAACAAGATTTTTATGGTTATGAATCACCAGTCATCAATCGATACCTTGACAAAGGAATCAATCAAGAATTTGAATCAATACAGCTTTTGAACGCCGTTCGGTTCGAAGATTTCCACAAGAACGCGGTTCGAAAAACAAACGACTTTATTACTGGTGAATGTGACATTGTCACCGTGTCATCAATCATTGACATCAAGACAAGCTGGTCACTTGAGACGTTCCCTGAATTGCCTGAAGAAATTAATTCAAAAACTTACGAATGGCAAGGGCGCGCGTACATGTGGCTTTACGACAAACCAGAATTCGAACTTGTTTATTGCATGGTGTCAACGTGGGATGAATTCTTGACACCTTACGATGACCGATTGATTCACAAGGTTGATCACATTGATCCAGCGAAACGAATCACATCAATCAAATTTGAACGTGATCTTGAACTTGAAGAACAAATGATTGAACGCGTGAAGTGGGCAAATGAATACTACAAAGAAAGAATAAATAAATTGAATAACAAATGAAGAAATTTTTCATTCTCGAATGTCATTCCGAAGAACTTGACACCGCGTTTTTCATTACTGAATATCTAAACAAGCTTGGTCATGATTACACGATTTCGGTGACCAACAATGAAGGTCAATTCGATTTGAAATCGGTGTCGATTGATGAATTCAAAAAATTTAATAATATACAATAACATGAAACAAACCGCAACAAACTACCTAATCGACCAGCTTTCATTGAAAACAATGGCTGAACACATGCCGTGGGTGGCAAAAATTCTTGACACCGCGATTGAAATGGAACAAGAACAAATCATTGAAATATCGCTTTATCACAAAGGTCAAGGAATTGAACGAGAATGTATTGAATCGTATATTGAAGCAAATTATGGAATCGAAGATCGCGATACGCAATAAAATGAAACAAACGGCGGTTGAATGGTTGTATGAACACATTCTTTTAACACCATTAGATATTCGTTCAATAAACAAGTGTTTACAACAAGCAAAAAAAATGGAAAAAGAACAAATCATTGAAGCTTATGATCATGGCGAATGGAATCAAGGGTGCAATGGTGACGCGAAACAATACTACAACGAAACCTTTAACAAATCAATTAATGATAAGGGGTAAATTTTGCCACATTAATAAAACAGAAATGATATGAAAATACAAAGTGAATTTTATAGCAACGAAAATGGTAAGAATTATTTTGAACAGTATTTTAATACTCAAACACCAAAACCAATAAATGCAAGTGATTATTTTATGCTAAAGGAAAGTATAGAAAATGCCTTATACTTATTAATGCAAGATAAAAAAATTGAGTTGAGAATTATAATTAAAGAACAATGAAAGCAACACTTGAATTCAACCTTCCAGACGAAGACGCGGAATACTATTGCGCCACGAAAGGAACGGCAATGTTAAATGCGTTGTTTGAAATCAACACCGAACTTCGCAAGCTTTGGAAATACGAAGAACTGAACGAAGACGAATGGAACATGGTTGAACGAATCCGGGAACAATTCTTCGACATCCTTCGGGAAAATGAAATCAATCTGGACAAATGAAATACGCAATCATTTTCACGTCCGCGGTCATTCTTGAAATATCTTCGACATTTTACATTCGATTTGTCGCGGACAAGAATACGATCGGAATGATTGTCTTCGCTTTCATCGCGCCATTCTTGTCACTGGCTTTTTCCGGTTACATGGTTGAAAGCAAAGAATGGAATGAACGAATCAAAATGGCTTTTTCGCTGGCGTTCGGTTACGTCGTCGGCGCTTTAATAGTAATAAATTTAATACAATAAACATGAACAAAGAAAAAGGAACGGTTGTCAACGTGACGCCA